CGGTGTTCGGGATCCGCCAGAGGTCGCTCTGGGTGAACTCGAAGTACAGGTCGGACTGCTTCCCTACCGGCACCTCGGGGAAGATCTGGTCGGCGATGAACCCGCCGGGCCGGTAGTTGACCAGGATGTTGCTGAGCGGGCCGTCAATGTGCAGGTCCCGCCCCGTCGCGTCGTACCGGCGCAGCTCGGTGATCGAGCCGTCCGGGTTCACGAGCTTCACAACTCGCATGGGCCTCGTTCCTATCGGCACTAGGCCAGGGCGCCGCTTAGGCGCTCGCCACCATGGTCGGGTGCGGGAAGGCGTGGATGGTGGCGACCCCGCCGGACGCCACGGTCACCAGGCTCTGGGCCACGAGCTTGGTCAGGGATCCCTGGTTCGTCCACAGGGAGTTGTTGAAGGTCCCCTTGTTCCCCCCGATGAACCACCCCGACTGCACCGTGAGGTACAGGCCTGGGGTGACGGCGCCGCCCACGCGGCCCTTGGTGACGCCGTGGAAGGTCAGGGTGCAGTGGTCGTCGAGCTTGTGCTTCCCCTCGACCACGCCGATGTAGTTGTCGCCGGGCACGTTCGCCAGCACGACCTCGCCGTTGGCGTCAATCGCCACCGGGGCGTACTGGGCCGCGCTCAGATCGGCGCCAGCCACCAGCGCGTGGGGCAGGGCGATGACTCCCTTCTCGGCCATGTCTGAGTCCTTGCGCCACGATGGGCAGTATCGAATCGGTCAGGCCGGGCGCTTTTAGCGCCCCGCCAGGGCGTACCGCTCTTTGAGGTCCTGGTCCGCCGCCATGACGGCGTCAAAGGCCTCCTTGTAGACCATCTTCGCCGGACCCCCGTGCTCGTTCTGGTACTTCACGATCTTCCGGTGGACCTCCGTCTTGACGTCGGTCGGCTCGGGGTCACCCTCCGCGTGCCCGCTGCCCTCGCCGCGGGTGAGCTCCCTCTCGGAGAACTGCGTCAAGACCGGCTGCTTCGTGTAGAACGCCATCCGGGCCTCGAGCTGGGTCTGCTTGACGTCCTTCCCGTCCGACGCCTGGAAGGTGATCACCTTCTGGTCGTCGCAGTGCTCGAGGTCGCGCGCCAGGTCCCCGGCCATCGCCGGGACGATCCGCTTCTGCCGGACCATGTCGGCCACGAAGGCCTTGATCCGGTCGCTCCGCCGGTCGGTGCGGATCTTCCGGATCTCGTCCTGGGCCTCGGTCAGCTGCTGCTTGAGGGCCGGCAGCTCCATGGTGGCGGCCGAGGAGTTCGCCCGCTCGCTGGTGAGCTTGGCCTCCAGGTCGGCGATCTTCGCCGTCAGTTCCGCGATCTTCTTGTCCTTCTCGTCCATTCCTCCGCCCTCCGCCACGTGGGCATGGGCGTGGCCGGCACCACCGGCGCCGGCGGGATCGCCATGGGCCTTCGCCCCCTGGCCCTCCACCGTCTTGCTCTCCAGGTACCCGTTGTCGAAGCACCACGTCTCGAGCTTGTTGCACATCGCGCCGGGGTCGTCGGCCGCGGCGCCGACGCTCGACTCCATGCACCGGGTCCGGAACCCCTCCCCCGGGCTGAACTTCGTGCAGAGCCCCTCGCTGAAGCCGGCGTAGAGCTTGGTCGCCGGGTCGTAGGTGATCTTGAGCGCCTTGATCCCGGCGAAGGCCATCTTCTCCGCGCAGGCCGGGCAGGTGCGGGCCACCGCCTCCCGGCTCATCCAGAGCACGAGCCGCTCGTCCTGGCCGTAGCCCCCCTTCTTCGCCTTGATCGCCGCCTCCTGGGCCTGGGCCTCCGCTTCGCTGTCGTGGCACCCCAGGGTCTCCCCGCCCCCCTTGGCGACCAGGCACCACTTGTCCCCACGCTTCTCGATCGTGTAGGTCCGCGGCACCTTCTTCTTCTTGGCCGCCTCCGTCGCGCCCTCCTCCACGCCGCCGGGGAACGTGAAGGCCTCCCGGGCCTCGTACAGATCGCAGATGCCCTCTGCGGCGATCTCCCCGTAGACCAGGGTGCAGCTTCCGACCGCCCCGAGCTCGGCGTTGCCCAGGTAGAAGCGACAGGTCCCGCACCGCTCGAGGGTCCCGTCCGAGAGGCGGTAGGCGACGTCCTCCTTGTGCTTCAGCTGCAGGCCGCCCCACGTCTCGCCCATGTAGGTGCGGAACTCGTGGCCCGCCTCGTCCTTGCCCTTCGCCTCGAGGCCGAGCTTCTTGTAGAGCGCCTCGATCCCCGCCAGGTCCGTGACGGCCGGGATCTCCGCCCCCAGGAGGGAGACCGCCTTGAGCACCCGGGGGAAGACGTCCTTGCCCTTCTGGAAGTTCCAGTAAATCTCCGCGCTCACCCGGCGGTAGGCGCCCTTCTTGATCAGGTCCCCGAGGCGCTTCGGGACCTCCATGAAGTCGGCCAGGAGCTTCTTCCCCTGGACCCGGAGGTTCCGCGCCCACCCGAACGCCGGCATGCCCTCCTTCTTGAGCAGGGCCGCCGTGTCGTCGTCCTCCATGTGCCCGAGCTTGAGCGGCGCCTCGAAGCCGACCTTGTCGGCGGCGCCGACCATCTGCTCGAGGTCGGCCACGTCGTAGGTGTCGCCGTTGTGGACGCCGGTGGCGAACACCTCGACCCCGAGGATCTCGACGGTCTCCCCCTTCTTGTAGGTGTGCAGCTTCCCCGCCATCGCAGAACCCCCGCGACTCGCGCAGTCCCTCCGGGCCTAGAGCCTCCCCGTGATGTCCTCCGCCATGCGGATCCCGCACTGAGTGCAGAACGGCGGGCCGTTCCGAGCCAGGTTCTCCGCGGTGAGCTCCCGGGTGATCCCCGGGTGCCCGTAGCACATGTAAATCTTCTTCGCCGGCGGGGCCGGCGGGGCCGGCGCCGCCCGGGTGACCTCCGCCTGGACGGTGCCCTCAACCGCCACCGGCGCCTTCAGCGGAGGCGGCTCGGCGTGGACCGGCGGCTCAGGGGGCCGCACCGTCCTCGGGTCTCGACCTTGTCTGCGCGGGCTGCCCATCGTTCCCCCCTACCCCTGGCCCTTCGGGTCCTCATCGCCGCGCTCGAGGCGCTTGTGGGCCTCCACGCTGGCCTGCACGGTCCGGGTGAAGTGCGCCGCCTGCTGGGCCACCGCCTCGGCCTCCTGGCGGGCCCGCTCCTCCGCGACCAGCGTGTGCAGGATCTGGTCGAGCCGCTCGCGGTAAGCGTCGTCCGGCGTGAGGATCTCCACAGCGGTGATGTCCCGGTGGCGGAGCACCTCGATGTGGGGCCCGCGCACAGGAACGGGCCCGCCCGGGCTCATCCAGGGCCCCTGGTGAGAGAAGACCCCGCCGATCCCGAACGCCCAGGGGATCACGAACTGCCGGAAGAAGTGCGCGGCCTCGTCCTCCCGGGGCACGAAGCAGATGCGCGTGTACCGCCCGTAAACCGTGATGTAGAGCACGAAGCGCCCGGCGGCCATGGCGCCCTGCTCCGTTTGCGCCCGCCGCCGGCGGTCCTTCCACGTCCAGTACCGCTCTCGGATCGTCATGGGATCTCCTCTAGGGCCGCGTGTACCAGTAGACGCCGAACCGCCGCAGCTCCGCTCCGGGGAAGACGTTGGCCGCCAGCCACCAGGTCGGGCGGGTGAAGCGGACGGTCACGCGCGGCTCGCCCTTCTCCACGTAGAGTCTCCAGTTGCGGAGGTCGTCGTACCGCCAGCAGTTGTTCCCCTGGCGGCAATAGTAGAGGCGGTAGCTGGTGGCCCCCGGGACGGGGTCCCAGGAGAAGGTCTCCTCCGCCCCGAGGGCCGGACCCGCCAGCGCCAGGATCAGGGACAAGGCCAGGGACGCCTTCACTACTGCACCCGCAGCCCGCTCGGGGGCACCGGGCCCGTGACGTCGTTCGCCACGGTCACGATCACGCTCGCCGAGGTTGTGGCGTTCCCGGCCGCGTCGCGCGCGATGGCGGTCAAGGTATGCGACCCGTTCGCCACGGTCCGGGTATCCCAGGCCACGCTGTACGGCGTGACCGTGTCCTCGGCCCCGAGGTTCACCCCATCGAGCCGGAACTGGACCCCGACCACCCCCACCCCATCGGCGGCGTTCGCGGTCACCGTGATGTTCCCCTGCACCGTGGCGCCTCCCACCGGGAAGGTGATGCTCACGGTCGGGCCGATCATGTCGGGGATCGCCACGGTGTTGCTCGCCAGCGACTCATTGGCCGAGGTGTCGAAGGCCGTCGCGCAGGCGAAGCCCGTGAGGGCGTGGTTGGTCAGAGGAAGGGTGGCGGTGGCGCCCGCTGGGGGATCCGGCGCTGGCGCCGGCACCGTGCCGATCAGCGTCGCCGCGCCCGCAGGCCAGGTCGAGGGAAGCCCGGGCGGGCATGGGCTCGCGGCGGTGCTGTAGAACCGCGTCCCAGCCAGGTCCGTCAGGTTGGTGCCGTCCGCGTTGGTCTGCGGCAGGTCGACCATCAGACTTCGGTGGGCGGCCAGGGCCGGGCCCAGGACCGCCAGCAGGAGCGCCAGGGTTACCGCGAGCGCGCGTCGCATGGTGTGTCCTCCTGTTCGACCAGGCCTAGAGGGCGCGGCGAGGGGGTGCTCCCGATACCTGCCAGCGCGGAGACCCCTCCCCTCACCGAAGGTGCCGGGAATTGGTTCCCCGCCGCGCCCATTAGAACTCCCCCGTCCGCTTCGCGCGGCCGGCCTTCTCCCACTTGGTCATGCAGGGATCGCAGAGGGCGATCCCGGACTTCTTCCCGACCCAGAGCTCCTCCGGGGCGACCAGCGCCGGGCAGGCGCTGCAGGCCGCCGTCGGGCCCTCGACCGGCCGGTACCTGGCTGCCAAGCCTTCGTTCGGCCGTTCCCCCGCCAGCCGGATCTCCTCGATCGCGCTTTCGGCCGTGTAGCTCGGAGCCGCTTCGTGAGTGCGAGCGGCGGTTCCCGTGTTGGGAAGGATGCCGATGGCCAGCCAGTTCAGTGGGGTCGATCCGGAGTTGATCGGGATCGGCCGAAGCGCGGTCCGCTCCTCCGGCGTGAGCACCAGGCCGTTCCTTGGGTGATCCACGCAGTACCCGTAGGAGCAGGCGATCCGGTCTCGCTCCTCGGCGTGCTGGCAGGGCGTGGCCTCCTCGGAGTGCTCGATCATCGGCCACAAGCGTGGATCGGACAAGAGCCGCTCACGGCAGACCGGGCAGTTCTCGGCCCGGTGCGGGAGGAGTTCGCCCATCGGCATCGGCACCCAGCCTGCAGGGGCGCGCTCGGCGAGGACGCCCTGTGGCAGGTGCCGGCAGATCGGACAGTCCTCTCGCCCCGGGGTAGGGTGGTGCCACGCCACCTGGCTCTCGGGACTGCCCGGGGGGTTGAGGTGAACCGGCTCGGGCTGGCGGATCAGGCCGCCCTCCTGGAACTGTTGGGCCAGATCAACGAAGGCGTGGGCGTTTCTCCCCGCTACGCGGAAGGCGTCGCGCAGACGCTCGAGCGAGCGAATGACCCCCGAGGCCTGGATCCGAATCCTCATGCTCAGATTCTCCGCGCGGGCATCAGAACCCCTTCTGCTTCAGCCCGAGCGCCCGCCCGATCTGCGCCGCCGTGATGAAGGTCACGGGGCCCTCGTCCTTGGTGATCGGGATCAGCATGGAGCGGCAGTTGAAGTGGTTCGAGGGCGTCAGCGCGTTGGTGTCCTCGGTGTCCGGCCGGAGGACCTTCCCGTCCAGGAAGTCGCATACCTCGGTCTGGCGCCCGTCGATGATCGCGCTGTAGAGGAAGCCGATCACGAAGCCCGAGTCCACCTCCTCGTCCACGCCGTCCTTCAGGCCCTCGTTGTAGGCCTCGTTCACGTTGGTCCGGAGGATGGTCTCCAGCCGGTAAGGCTGGGCCTGCTCCTCCTTGCCCGGGGCGATCGCCGTGGGGTCGCCCAGGTACTCGTCGAATAGCTCTTTGAGCTCCCGGATGACGTCGGTGCTCGGCGTGCCGTTCTTGATCCCGTTGTAGAGGACGTTCCGCGCGCCGTTCAGCAGCCGGTCCTTGAGCACGCCCGTGATGTAGAAGGCCTTCTGCTCAAAGAACGCCAGGGCCTTCTCCGGGGGCAGCCCGGGCACCAGGCGGATCTGGAGACGCTTCTCCTGGAGCATCCGCCGGACCTCCCGGCTCCCCAGGCGGTAGCCTTCCCCCAGGATCTCCCGGGCCACGCGCTGCAGCTCCCCCTTGAACTTCAGGTCGAGGTTCCGCACCCAGGTGGGCGTGAGCTCCCCCGCCTCGAGGCGCTTGCCCACCACGCCCAGGAGGGCCTCCCGCATCCGCTCGAGGACCTCCATCAGCCGGGCCTTGCCCTCCGCCTGGAGCGCGTCCTGCCCCTGCTCCACCCGGGCGAAGTCGACCTTCGCCTCGTAAGCGGTGGGCTCCCGGGTGCGGGCGTAGATCTCTTTCTTCAGCGGTACCTTTCCCCCACCCTTCGGCTTGAGCAGAATGACCCACTCGTCCTTTCCCGCCGCTTGGCTCACAAAGACGGCATCATGCCCCTGCTCCAGCAGCACGTCCGTCAGGGCCTGCGGGAGCTCCCCGCTCTCCAGCTTCTTGCCCCAGTTCTTGTCCGTCGTCCCCGATCGCCGGACCGCCTCCTTGTTCGCGGCGAGCCACGGCGAATCCCCGTCCGCGTGGGGCTTCATGAGGTCAGCGTGCTCGAGCAGCATGTACAGGGGCTCGTTCTTGATGAGCAGTGGGTTCTTCGGCATCGGGAAGCTGAACGACTCGGCGTCACCGAACTCCGCCGCGAGCGTTTTGTCCCGCGCGAGGTAGGGACCAATCCCCTCCGTCGCTGCGGACTTGTCGCCCTTCCCCTCGCCGCCGCCAGCCCGATAGCCGATGATGTCGCCCTTACCGCTCTGTGTTGCGCCCCAGTTGCCAAACGCGCTGTCGATCTCGGCCTTCGGCGTCTTCGGGAACTTCGCCTTGAGAGCAGCACCTTCCGCCCCTGTCTCGCTCCATTGCCCCTCGGGATCCCGGGGCTGGGTCGGGTCGTAGTGCTTGGCCGGCACCTGGCACGCCCGGAGGTACGGGGAGCGGTAGTGCCGCATCAGCGCGTCGAGGAAGGCCTCCGGGTCCTTGCTGGCCCGGTAGGTCCGGGGCTCGCCTCCCGCGTCGGGGACGGTGATCTCCTCGTCCAGGATCCCCTCGAGCAGGGGCTGGTCCTTCGGGTCCGCCACCAGGACCCCGCCCGTGATCCGGAGCCGGCCCACCTCGACCTCGGACCCGTCGTCCTCGTCGAGCGTGCAGATGGCCACCTCGCGCTTCGCCATGCTAGAGCCCCTTCACGATCTCCTCGTACCGCTCGCGGGCCGCCTTGATGGCCGACTTCTCCAGGTCCACCTGCTTCATCGCCTTCTCGATCTGGGGCCACTTACCCTTCCAGGCCTTGCGAGCCTGGACCACCGCGGGCGCATTCTTCCACTCACGCTCCATCCCCCCCATGGGGGGCATGAACCTGTTTGAGGCTTCCGCCTCAAGTCGGTCGTTGCGGAAGCCGCTGTAGCTGGTGGGGAATGTGAGGCCGTGGTCGATCAGGGCCAGCTTGCCGTTCTTCCGGACGAGCCAGTTCCCGGCGTGGCGATCCGTGTTGCCGGTCAGCCAGTCGAACACCGCCGCGCGCGCGAGGTCCCGGTCGCCGTCGAAGGCCTTGTCGGGCTGCCTGCCCTTCCCCCCCAGCGGGAGGTAGACCGCCGCCGGCTTCGCGCCCTTGACGAAGAGCTGCACCGAGCCGATCCGGCCACCGATGCTCCGGATCACGGTCGACGGGACCAGGTCGTCTAGGCCACCGATCTCCGCGACGGCCGCCGCCGCCCGCTCCCGGAGGTAGTGCGTCCCGTCCGGGATCTGCGAGCGGATTCCCGGGGCCTCCCCATCCTGGGGCTTGAAGACCGCCTTGGTGCCGCCCTTGAGGTTGACGATCGTGGACTCGCTCACGCCGCCGCCCAGGACCTTCTCGCTTTTCACCTCGCGCCCGATCAGCTTCTCCTTGATCACCGGCGAGGAGATCCGCTCACTGGGGCCCTTCGGCTCCCGCGCCGCCGAGGGCCCGACATCGCCTGGCTCTGGCTCCTTCTCCTTCGTCCCGGCCGCCCCGGCGCCGGCGGCGCCGGTCTCGCTCCACTTCCCGTCGTCGGCCCTAGGCTGGGAGGGGTCGAAGTAGAGCATGCTCCGGACCCGGCGGACGAAGCGACCGTGGGCGGGGGGCGCCAGGGTGGCCTTGGCCACCGCCTTGGGCTTCCCGTTCTTCTCGGCCGCGGCCGCGCCGGCAGCGCCCTCCCCCTTCCCCCCCTCGTCGTCGTCCTCCTCGTCCTCCTCGTCCTCCTCCGGCCCCCCGGGCCCGGGCAGCTGGGGCAGCATGGCCTCCAGGCGGTCGCGCTCGGCCTGGATCTCCTTCTCGGTCCGCTCCGGGAAGTCCGTCATCTCCCGAATGTGGATCTCGTCCTGGGGGGTCGTGTCCACCACGCCGGCGGTCACGGCCTGGATCCAGATGTTGAACAGCCGCTGCTCGTCCTCCTCCTGGAGGGGCTTGAACTCGAAGATCGGCAGGGGCCGCGGGCCGTAGTTGGCGTGGACCAGGCGGCGGATCAGTTGCTGCTGGACGACCTGGCGGGCGACGTCGTTTTGGATGTCCTGGACCACGATGAGCAGCACGTCGAAGTGCTTCCGCGCCTGGGCGTAGGTCCCGACGTCGGGCTGGGCGGTCACCCCCAGCTGGGAGGGCATGAGGATGGCCCGCGCGATCCCCGTGTCGGCGGCCTTGATCAGCTTCTCCAGGACGTCCGCCCCCCGGCCCACCGCTTCTTGCAGCTTCACCGTGAAGGCGTCCGACATGGTCATGCTCGTGTTGGCCTGGATGTTGGCGAGCATGGTCCGGAACGCCACGATGTCCTCGTTCTTCGGCCACCCCGCCGGGTAGGTCCCCGTGGCGATCGGGATGGCGAACCGCTCGGCGTAGATCGCGCTCCACTTGATCAGGTTGTCCTTCAGCCACCACCACTCGTAGGTCTCCCGGAGATCGCTCTGCCCGTACCAGTTGCCGAACTCCCGCCGGTAGCCCCAGTGGAGGAACTTCTCGATCGGGTACTTGTTCTCGTCCTGGCAGATGCCGTTCGGGAGGAGGTTGTCGTGGGCGTCCACGTCGAACCAGAAGCGGTGGGGCTTGCGGGGCTTCAGGGTCCGGAGCCCCCACCAGCCGGCGTAGGGGGCCTCCTCGATCGTCTGCCAGATGATCTCCGTGATCGAGAAGCCGTAGTCCAGGGCCGTGAGGATCTGCTGGAGGTGGTCGTCCAGGTTGCCGTAGAGCGGCTCCATGTGCTCGAAGACGTACTGGATGAACTCGACGACCTCCTCCCCCCCGGGGTCCTCGGACGCCGGCGTGAGCTCCCAGCCTGGGGAGAGGACGGCGCCCTTCTTCAGCGCCATGGCCCCCTTGACCGCGTCGTCCCGGCGGATCTTGTCGTACCAGCGCATGCCCCGGCGGGTGATCAGCTCGTCCGGGTTCCACCGGGTCGGCATCCACCGCCCGAGGAATCCCGAGTCGTTCCCGGAGATCTCCCCGCGCTGTGGGAGGGCCTCCGCGGTCTTGGGCCGCTCGTTGCGCCCCGCCATGGCCCGCACGAACTCGCCGATCATGCGCTCCCCTCTACTGGCGAATCACGCACTTGTCATCCGTGCGGCCCATGGTGCGCCCCGCGCGCCCCGACCCCCTCCGGCGCGTAGCCGCGCGGGATCTTCGCCCGCAGCGACCAGGCCAGGGCGCAGGCGACCACGGAGTCCGGCGGGTGCCCGTCCCCGTAGAGGTCCTTGTTCGCGCAGTAGCGGTGCTCCTTGTACATGAAGGCGATCCGCGGGGCCCGGAGCTTGTGGTTCTCCACGGCCGCCACGTACTCCGTGAAGAGGTCCTGCCGCCCCCGCCCGACCATGAGGACGTCCTGGGCCAGGATCTCCTTCTCCCGGAGCAGGTCCGCCACCACGTTCCCCCCGCCCGTGGCGTCGTGGGCCACCACCCCGGGGAAGCGCTGCGCGCGGATCCCGAGGCGGCCGACCATGTAGGGCCAGGCCAGCCGGTGCATTCGCTCGAAGGCCACCAGCTGCCAGGGCTCGACGTCCGCCCGGAAGGTGGCTATCGCCGTCCAGTGCTGCTCCTTGGCCCAGTCCGCCCCGGTGGCGTAAATGGCCAGGGGATCCGGGGGCGCGAACTCGCAGTACTCCCCGTCCCTGCCGTCCATCTCCCCCAGGGCCGGGTCGCAGTAGGCCTCCACCAGCTCGGTCAGGAAGGCCCGCCCCTCGGCCGTCGGCTCCTGGAGCTCGTACTCCGTGTCCCACATGCCCGCGGGCACGTCCCCCTTGACCCGGTCGATCTCCGTCATCGGCAGGTACCCGTGAGGCTCGACTGTCTCCCGCCAGCACCACTCGTAGAGCGGCCAGCCCTTGTCGGCCACCCGCTTCAGGACGTTGGTCATCGTGCCGTCCGGGTACTGGTGGGTGGAGCTCAGGACGGTCTGGGCCGGCACCCCAGGCGCGCTCATCGGCTGCCCCAGGGCGGCGTCCAGGATCCGCAGGTCCATCTCGTCCACCTCGTCCATCCGCAGGCGCTGGGGGTGGGGGCCCCGGGCGGACTTGGTGGACGCCATCAGGGCGGTTGTGCTCCCGCCGTTCCGGAGCCGGGTCTGCTGGGTGGTCGGCTCCGTCAGGAGCATGTCCACCGGGGCGCCCGGCCACTCCCACCGCTTCCCGTTCTCCTCGAGGACGCGCTTGCTCTGGACGCCCGAGCCCCCCAGCACGGTCACCACCGCCCCCAGGCCGATGTTCTCCGTCAGGGCCAGGGCCCCGAGCAGGGTCGTCTTGCCCCCGAAGCCCCGGGAGGCCTTCCAGACCGCCGTGGAGGTCCGGGCGAAGTAGGCGTCCGCGAAGGCGTCGAAGGGCGCCCGGTGGCCGGGGCAGACCCGCCGCCGGGGGATCCGCAGGCCCAGGAGGGTGTAGACGTACTCCCACAGCTCGTCCGGATCCTGGGGCGGCCGGGCGATCATATAGGTCATGGCGCATTGCCGCCCCCAGGGCCCTTGCCGTCCCCTCCATGCCCGTCCCCGCCGGCGACCGCGACCGCCGCCTCCCGCGCCTTCTGCAGCCCGGCCATGTACTTGTCCTTCGGCCCGTCCACCACCACGATCATCCCCGCGTGCTTATGGGGGATCGGCCCGCCCCCGGGCCCGGCGTGCTCATGGCGGTAGCGGTACTTCTCGGGCAGGTGCGCGTTCAGCTGCGCCTGGAGGAGCATGTCCGAGTACCGCCGGACGACCAGCTGGCGCCGCACGCCCGTGGTCGGGTCGACCTCGTACTGGAACGCCCCCTGGTAGACGACGGGCTCCTCGACCCCGACGATCGCCCGCCGGCGGGCCTCCTGCTCGAGGAGGTCGACGGCGTCCGCCTGGGCCTCCTTGAAGGCCTCGGCGTAGGCCTGGTCGGCCTGGAGCCAGTTGTAGTGGGTCGTCTTGTCGATCCCGGCGAGCTTGGCCGCGCCGGAGACGGTGGCCACGTTCCGGAAGGCGCCGAGGAACGCTTCTTTTTTGAGGCGTTGAACCGCCGCGAGCATCGCGCCCTGGTCCGGGGTATCCGGCCGCCGCGGCTTGCGCTTCCGCTTCGCCGCCACCCTAGCCCTCCACCTTCGGCTCGAGGCCCATCTGGGCCAGCCGCTCCAGCGTGGCCGCCACGTACTTCGGCTCGATGTCGATCGCGCACCCTGCCCGGCTGGTCTGCTCCGCCGCCACCAAGGTGGCCCCGGATCCGGCGAAGGGATCCAGAATCACCTCCCCGGGCTGGCTGCTGTTCCGGATCGCCCGGCGGGCGAGCTCGGCGGGCTTCTGGGTCGGGTGGTCCGGCTGGCTGTCCCGGGAGACCTCCCAGAGGGTCCCGGGAGGCTCCCCCCCGGTCCCCAGCAGGAGCACGGCGCTCTGGCCCTTGGCCACGTGGACGCGCCGGATCCGCCGGCCCTTC